TTAAATATCAAAGCCGAAGCACACGCCAAAGCTGTAGCTGGCGCTGATGGTGCCGCTGCTGCCGTCGCTGCCCACAGTGCAAAAGTGCGTGGAGTGGGACGCATACGGGGATGCCAACCAGTATGGGAACGGGACACCGTTCAGTGTTTTAACCCGGTTTTCCTTCTCAGAGTAACGAGGAAGCACTTCGCACACTTCTTCATTCCCGTATTTGTTTTTCCCAAAAACTTCCTTCTCTCGCAATAATCTGAGCGGCTCAGTTACAACTTCTTGCAAATCGTCCGGCAACAAGCGGAAGAGCTTATCCAGATATGCCTCCATCGTACTCAACTGCTCACCGTTTTTTGCTTTCCAGTTCTCATTCATGCAATGAGTATCTTCAAGCAGGTTTTTCGTGAAAAACGTTGCACTTCTGTGCCCTACGCGTTCACACACCAGCGTGACTTTTTCGCCAGTTTTCAGCACAATGTCGATTTCATCGCCGATATTCAGCGGGTTAGACGCGGACTCAATATCGCCCTTCAGTTCCTTCCATGTCGTTTCCAAGGTGCAGTTTTTCTTGATTTTGATCATTGGTTTTCCTCCTTTTTCGCGGGGTCACGAAAATGGTTACTTCTCCCATTCCACGACTTCCACGCCAATTTCACGACGATCCCAAAATTCGTGCGACACACGCCGGAACCATCTAGGGCTATCATCCGGCAAAATCCAGCCCTTCAAAGCATCGACGATCATTTTCCCCAGGACGGCGTGATTATCTACATCAAGCCCATCGTCCCAGTAAAAAATCACCTGCACAGGCGTTTTTACCAGGTTCTTCCGCACTCTAGCCCGTTTTAGAGCCATGATAGTCAGCAGGTGGATATCATCAGCATCACGTTTCCGCTGGTGGTAGTTTTTGCCGGAATAGTAGGCGTTCAGGCTAAATCGCTTGTTCCAGGCCGTCATACCCCGCTTGGTTTCCGGGTAGGGGATGGTAAAAAAAGCCACCCGTCTAGGATCATTCACTGCGCCACCTCCCGGAATCTACGCAACGCATCCTGCCTCTGCCGTTCCCAGTCTACCGGCGTAGGCGGCGTGTATGTGGTAGGCTTCTTTTTCGTCCCGGCCTGCTGCATCAGGATTTCCCGCGTTTTCTCCATGTCGGCCTTGATATCCTCCACCGTCCGCACCCTTGGCGGCAACGCCGCCGGTTTGTGTTCTTCCGGCATCTGAGGCAGGGCGGCGGCAAATGTTTTTGCCAACGCCTGCACGTCCTTGGGTAGGGCTTCAAAATCTCGCCTGCTCTGAGCTTTGGCCCGAAAACTGCGCTGAACATTGGATGCAACGACAGATTGCACGGTCGATTCGTCCATCATCGACCATTCCCGCAATTGCCTAGGATCGTGTACAACGTCTTGCACCAGCGGCGGCAGTTTGGCGAATTCCGCTTCTGCGTTATAATATCCATCACGCAGCGCTTTGGAAATCAGCGCCCACGCTTCCTGCTCGGTCATTTCATCCGGGTTGCTGATTTGCCGAATCCGGCCCTTCACAGCCCCGATATGTGGCGGGAAACCCTTGTCATCCGTCGCAATCAAGGCTTTCACAGCCGCCGCAACGATCTTCACATCGTCCTCTGCAAACATTTCCGCCCAAAGATTTACCGTCATCCGCATATCAGGAGCGTTTCTGCCGTTGTAGAAAGCCGGGTAGGCCGTGGTCAGGATATCCATGATGATGCCGGTTTCTTGCCTAGTCATGATACTCCCTCCTCTTCGTCCATCTGCCGGGCCAGGTCTGCCCAACTCTGCCGTTGCGGCTGCTTAGGAGCAGGGCCAGATCTAGCCCCGGAATCGTCGTAATTTCCCTCTAACACTTTTGCCATGTTGGAATCCTTCACCAGCCAATCGAACGTTGCCGACCAGTTGCGGTCATTCCTCCCCCGGAGGAAACTGCTGTTTTCGGCCTTGTGGAACAACTGTCGAAAATCATCCAGCGTATACCCAGCGTTGAACCTGGCCCGAATCGCCTTTTTCCGACTTTCGTTGATAGCCGTACAGCGGGGAAACGACGCGCAGATTTCGTTGTATGCGTCCCGGATGGAATCATAGGGGATTTGAGGTCGGGGAGGGAAGGGCGGCAACGCCTTGGCGGATGCCGCATTTTCTTTTCCCCTTTTCTTTTCTTCTACATCCCCATCTACATCCCCTTCTTCTTCCCCTTCCCCATCGCTTACGGGATTTTGCGTTTTGCTAGGCTTTGCTTCGTTTTGCTTTACATTTGCTTCCGCGTTGCTTCGCTTTGCTTCGCCGCCAACGCGTCCAGCTTGTGCCCGCTTGCGACTGGTATCCAGATTAGGCTTCACCAGTTCAAACAAAGCGCCGATGATGCCGGTTTCTTCCGGGGGGTTCCCGTTCAATGCGTATTCGCAGATAGCCAATAAGAAGTCTGCCTGCATTTCCTTGTCGGGGATTTTTCGCGCCGCATCATAAAAGGAACGAAAAAATTGGAAAGTCGATCTTTCTTCCATCGTTTGCCTCCTACTCCTAGAGCCGCCCTATCAGAAGGGCAGCTCTCCATCATCTCCAGTCAGTTCATCGAACTGGTTTTCGGGATAACCCCCGCTCGGCTGGTTGCTTCCGCCGCTCTTCGGCCCACAGAAATGAGCCTGCGACACAATCAACTCCGTCACCTGCCGGTCGTTCCCATCCCGGTCGGTGTAGCCGCGAGTGTTCAACTCGCCCTCTACGATGATTTCCTGTCCCTTGCCGAAATACTTGCAGAGCATCTCGGCGGTGCCGCGCCATGCAACGCAGTTCAGAAACAGTTTGGTTTCCGTTTCCTTGTATTTGCGGCTCCAAGCCACCCGGAACGATGCAACAGCAACGCCGCTCTGAGTGTGTCGAAGTTCGGGCTGGGCCACCAAACGGCCCTGTAAGATCATGTGATTTACCATGATGGTATCTTCCTTTCGTTACAGTCTGTACGGCACAACTTCGTCGTACCGAAGAAGCGTCGGGATTTCCTTCTTTTCCAGAAGGCGGCGCAGTTCGGCGGGGGTGTAATACACTCTAGCGCCGATCTTAATAGGCGTGACCAACCCGCGCTTCCGAATGCAATCAAGCGTTGCGGTGCTGATTCGCAGACAATCAGCCGCTTCCTTCTTAGTCAGCAGCAGGTTTTCCATTGTCCTCCCTCCTTTTCAGATGCCAGACCTTACAGAGTGTTTTATCCAGGACGATACCACCCGGCAGGTGGTACCTCTCAAAAAACTCGTTATCTGGCATAGTGTGGGCCAACTGGTGCATCTCCGGGGACAGAGGTAAAACCTCCATCCCTTCATGCACGATGTCCGTCCTGTCTCGCCCCATAGCCACCCGGTCGATGTGGTGAAGTTGGGCTGGCCTGCCGGTGATGCAGCATTTTTTGTGTGCTAGGCAGCTATACAGGTAATCCCCTACATCGTCTACCATATCCAGCAGTGGGAAACGTGTTGGAATGTCCCAATCAACGATGAATCGCACTAGGAAACGCTGAAATCCGCACACCAGGGACATTGAAGCGTTGCTCAGGCTAAATATATGATTGCCCATATCTTCCGTATCTTCCAGAAGATACTTTAGCTTCATGCGCTCCTTTGTCATATCCTTGCCCTCCCCGGTGTAATCAGCGATTTCGCCGAGAAGGGCGTAACAGGCCTTACGTTGCCTGTCAGATAGTGGCCTGCTATCAATGGGCTGCACCAAGCACTTCTTGTACTGCCGCTTAGTCATTAACTCCCAATCGCGGTAGGGCACCCGAATAACCAGCTCTGCCGTTCGTTCATCGTAATCAACAATACGGCCTTGCAGCACCTCCGTTGGCGTTCTCATCCGGCGCTTTCATCCTGTTGTTCTGCATGTTTCATGCAATCGGAACACAGGCACCGCCCAAATTTTTTCCGGCTGTAGTCAGCCAGGAAATTAGGGCTGAGGAGTTGCCCCTTCTTGGAGAACGTAGCGATAATATCACTGCCGCACTGTTCGCATTTTGGCAGAGTGGTTTGTTCTGCTGGTTCCGGGTTGTTGTACTTCGTCCGGCCAGCTTGCCAGTAAACATCCGCCCCAACACCCAGAGATTTTGCAGCCACGCTGATAGCATCCGTAAGGGCCATTTTGAAGCACTCATCACTGGTGTACATGCCGTTCTTCTCTTTGGTGACAAACATTGAGCCACCGGTTCCAGGAATTCCGGAGCTGATCTCTCCGGTATCCTTATCAACGTAGTACAGCATGATATCAACGAATGCAGCAATCTCGCCACTAGCTCCAGGCTGTAAAATTTTGTTGGTGATTTCGTACCGCCAGCCGATACCACAGGGGCCAAATTGTTCCGTCAATGCCTGAATGCGCCACATGGGATTGATGTCGGTCATACCCTTCAAGCGACCGCCCTTGATGCTTTTCTTGGCGTTTTCCGGCACTTCCCGGAATGCGTTATACAGTTCCATGTTGTCCATCATTTCACCGCCAAACTGCGCCGTTCCACGATCCTAGCACCCGGAACATCTGCACCGGATTTCAGGTAAGCGCCTAAATTGCTCTTGTTGATTTCAGGGGCCTTGTAGCGGATGAACTCATCCTCTCGGCACTCCTTACAGGCCCACTTCAACACAGCATCCAGATCTTCCACCTCTACCGCCTTGGTGTTCCGGAAGGACACCGCGCAGCGAGGGGTGCTAAACTTCTGCCCATCCAAGGCCTCATCAAGTACGGCTTCCAGCCGTGCAACTTTGTTCTCCGCCACCCGGCGGCGTTCGGTGAGGGCCTGGACCTCTGCTTTCAGGCCGCGCACATCGTCCTTCAAGTTCTTCACTAAGCAGGCGATGTTCTCAATCTTCTGGTCCCGCTCCATTTGCAGGCCCATGAGTTCGTCCAGGTTGTTGATCTCGCCGGTCTCCGGGTCGGTTCCGTGGGCGATAGCCGCCAGGATTGCGGCGTCGATCTCAAAAAGCGTCATCTGCCATACCTCCTTCTCGAATCCAGCCTTTAAGCTGCTCGTCGTGCTCGGCGAAATAGCGGTACACTGCGTAGCAGTAATTTCCGATCAGATAGTCGATGAAATCATCGAAATCAGCCGTGATGAACATTTTCGCCTTTTCCAAAGGCAACGAAATGTTGACATTCATCGGAAACAGTTCCCATTTCTGTTCATTGTTTTCCATTTGACAACTCCCGTCCTTTCTGGTATATTATCGGTAGTTTTCTTTTGCTTGCCGCTTACAGGGTGTTCGGCCCCTGTGGGCGGCATTTTCATTTCCCCAGCTTTTCGGCCCATTTCCGCACCCGGTAGACCGTGACGCCGTACTGCCGGGCCAGTTTAGCTTTTGACCACCCAGCCCGAAGCCGGACGGCAAAGTGGGGCGGAATAGGAAATTTTTCCTGTGGGTTCTGCAAGTATTTGCAGCCATTCGGCCTACACGTCTCGCGTGGGCATTTCAGGCAAATTTCAACCATCTCCGGGTTTTCGTCCTTGCGATATGGCCCACGGCGTTCAGCATCACCAGTTTCGGCGTCCCTCCACGGCCTCTGAGCAGGCACTGTGAATTCGTGCTTCATGGCGATCACACCAACCGCAGCGGGATACCGGCGTTATGCAAGGCAGCGTTGATGTTGGCCTTGCGCCGGTTGCGGATACGCTTCCGCCGGGCTTCCCGCGCCTTGCGAACTTCCTCGTCACGCCGACGCTTGGCGTTCTTCTCCAGCGTGGGGCTGATAGCCCGTACCAGGGCCTCGATATCAGCCCATTCCCGCTCGGTGTTGCGGGTTTTGATTTCTTGTACAGTAGTCATTACTGTTCCCCTTTCATTCCGTTATTGTTTGCCTGCCGGATACAACGGCGTCGTCTCCAATCCACGCCTCGCCCGTTATCGTGGTGAAACCGTAGACCTCGGCGTTTCCGCCAACCCAGGCACGCTCCTTGATTTTCGCCCGTTCGTATACCCAGGCGTTTTCGCAGACGATAGCATCATCGAAAACACGCGCATAATCAAACACACATGCACCGTCGTATATCCAGCACTTTCCTGCATGGGACAGGTTCGCGGTGGACTGAACAAATCCCCCTTTGTCCCATTCCTTTACGTCCCCAAACGATACCGCAGCACGAATGCGATACAGCTTTTTATCGCCGATTCGTTTAACCTCATCGGTCAGTACATATTTCCTTCGCGTTTCCTACACCAACCTTTCAGCAGGCCATCCAACGGGCCAGGTTGATGATAGGCACTACGTGGTACCGCTTCGCCCGTCCAACGGGCTTCATCGGGAAATCGCGGCTCTCCCGCAAGGTTTGAGGTTTGCACCCCACCAGTCGGGCGGCTTCCGCCACCGTGATCGTCTCCCGCTCAGGAAACAGTTCCCGGAGACGGGTCAGATGGTCGTGAAACGTCGCTTTCTCCATCTTCCTTCCCCCTTTCCTTGTTGTAAGCCATGTTGTAGCGGTCGATCTCCCGCGCCACTTCATACAGCACTTGCAGTGCGTACAGCTTACCTTCTGGGTCGGCGTTTTCCAGCTTGGTTTTTGCGTGGGCCAGGTCCTCTTGCAGAGCTTTCAGATAGGCCGGGTCAGGTTTCTTCGGCCCGTCGGTATCCTCACCCTTGAACACCAGCCACTTGTCCCGCACAATGAAAGACAGCGTGACTTCCGCATAGCTGTTCTCGGCGTGTTCCCGGATGGTGTAGGCGGTAACGTCCTCGATCTCCGTCCCATCAACCAGGACGGCAACCTTGCCGTTCTCCGGTTTCACTACAAACTTCTTCGCCATGGTATCACTTCCTTTCAGCGGCTCTCACGTCTGTCACTAAGACCAAGCAGGTAGTCCGACGAACAACCGAACAGCTTACACAAGTTAATCAGATTGTTTGCCGGGATAAAGGTAACGCCCCGCACATAACTGTTATAGGTTTCCGGGGTGACACCCAAAACCTGGGCAACCTTGTACTTCGGGATACCTTTTCGACCACGTTCCGCCTCGATGTTAGGAAAAGTCATTTTTGTCACCTCCTTGCGGTACGCGTTTCTCGTAATCACAATGCTAGTATATACGCGTTTCTCGTAATTGTCAAGGGTTTTTAGAAAAAAATTACGCAAATCTCGTAATTTTTTCGTTGACATTCTGACTTTCGTATGTTATATTCTAAACGTACCAAGGAGTACAAGGAGAATCGAAAAATGAAGCTAAGAATAAGAGAAGCGCGTATCCATGCAGGTTTTACACAGAAAGAACTTGCCGATAAACTTGGCGTAGCTTTGACTACGCTGAGCGGATATGAAACGGGAAGGTCGGACCCAAAAACAGAGTATCTTATCCCTATTTCCATACTTTGCAATACGACGGTTGATTTCCTTATCGGTCTGACAGACAAAATAGAAAAAGACCCCCCTGCCCCGCAACCTGCGAAGCAGAAGGATCTTGTTTCTAAGGAAGATGTCGAAAATGTTCTAGTGGCCCTTGGTATTACCCAGCCTGGCGAACATTTGACCGACGCCGATCTAGAATTTCTTTCTGGTATTGTTTCTTTGATTCGGACCTGGTTCGACCAGAAGGGCAAGCAAGGTTAGCACCCTGCGCGGTTCGGCACACTGATTGATGATTTCGGTTAGTTTGTCGTTGTTTCCGTAAGTGGTTGTGTATTTCATGTGATCCTCCCCGTTCCTGCGTTACCGTGGAATTGCAAAAGCCACCGGTAAACAATGTGCAACTGCCGTTCGTTCAGCCCTTCCAAAACTGCACGAATCTGCGCCATCAAAAGCGTCCTTTCCATTATACTCACCTGTTTCGTTCGGTATTTGGGAAGGGAAGATTTTGTTCTATCTAAGAATTTACCACTTTTTGGCAATAAAGTAAAGGCTTACTTGTCTTTGGATGATGGACACATTTTAGCAGAACGTCCTTTTGCTGTGTACCCAAGCCGCTGGAGGGCGGCAATAAATATATTTGGAGGTAAAAATGAATAAAAGAGTCTTAGCAGGCCTGACCGGTACCCTGTTGATGCTGTCCTTGTGCGCCTGTGGAAGCGGTGGCAGCACGACGGATGCACCGGCAGCGGATTCCGAGCAGGCAACCCCGCCTAGTCTGGTGGGCGAATGGGAAGCCAAACTGTCCGATGAGGTGAGCCAGAAGGCCACCATCACCGATGATTCTATCACGGTCGATTGGGTGGTAGATGGTGATTCTATGCTGTACTGGGCTGGTACCTACACCGCGCCCACCACGGCAGATGAACCCTATACCTGGGATTCTCAGAACGACACAGAACAGACTAGCACCGCGCTCATGGCATCCCCGGACGAAACCAAGACATTCACCTACCAGGACGGCAAGATCACCTATGACGTGACTGTGGACGGTAGCACCGTTACCGCCACCCTAGAGAAAGTGGACGGTGCCCAATGAAAAAACGTATAGCCGCTATTCTGTTCGGCTCTGCCCTGGCCCTGACATTGTGCGCCTGCGGCGGTGGTGATGCTGGTACGACAACTGATACCAACGAAAACAACGCAGAGAATACCACCCAGGCCGCTGACACTGCCAAGGACGAAGAAACGCCCAAAGATACTGCAAGCATTTCCACTGATAGCTATGATTTCTCCATCAAGGGCGCTTCCCTCGCGAAAGACATAGAAGGAAACGATGCTATCATCGTTGATTGCACCTGGACGAATAACAGCGAAGAGACCACATCCGCACTGGCAGCTTTGATTGGGCAGGCGTTCCAGGACGGTGTACAGTTAGAAAACGCTGCAGTCGAAGATCGGGATGGTGTTTATGACGGGGATGCACAATGGAAGGATATTCGCCCTGGAACTACCCAAGATTTTCAGCTTGCCTATGAATTACCTAACACAACCTCTAAGGTAGAATTTGAACTAAGCGTTTTCCTTGGCGGCGCTGACAAAGCAACACAGGAATTTGATCCTGCACAATTAAGCTAAAAAGAGAAGCCGTCCGGGACCCTGAATTCCCAGACGGCTTTTCTGCACCTAGCCCCCACGGCTAGGAGAAAACTGCAACTTTTTTAAACTTCTCCGCGTTGCATCGGTACCAGTATAGCAGGGACACTGTACCAATGCAAGGGTGGAGCATGGACATATTGAACAAAAAGAGAGGAGCCGCCCAAAATTCGAGTGCAGGCAGCTCCCCCTATAAACCCGACTAGACAACGCTGCTACGCTGCCAGTCCCTGCTAGTGTAGCACAACACTGGAGGAATATCAATATGCTAAAACGGAAAGACGGACTGTATCAAGAATACATCATCATCAAAGAGGGTGGGCGCAGCAAGCGCAAATATTTCTATGGAAAGACCAAGCGCGAAGTTCTAAAAAAGATTCAGGACTACCGGGAAGCAGAGGAAGTCGGGCGGACGTTTGAAAGCGTCTCAGATGAATGGTGGGACGCCCATGTGAAAACACTAGCCCACAACACTACAAAATCATATACCCCTGCTGTGCGCCGCGCTACGGGCTATTTCGGGGCCTGGTATATTCGGGGAATCAAACCGGTTGACATTAACAATTTCCTACTGGATTTCATCGAGGAAACCCACGCCGCCCAGAAGACGGCCAGTACCCAACTAACAGTAATCAATCTGATCTGCAAATACGCCGTAGCCCGTGGCTATATCAACGACAACCCAGCCCGTGATTTGAGTGTTCCCCGTGGCCTGGAACATAAAAAACGGGAGATAGCTAGTGACGATGATATCAAACGTATCCGGTATTCTACGGACTGCGCCGGTGGGTTCGGGATGTTCGCCTACTGGGTGTTATACACTGGCCTGCGCCGGGGGGAGTTGCTGGCCCTGCGCTGGGATGATGTTGATATGCAGAACCGCGTGATAAATGTTCGGCGATCCGTGTACTACATCGGAACACAGGCAAAAATCAAAACCCCGAAAACCGAAGCAGGAACACGACCGGTACCATTGATGGACGCCCTTTTTGCCAAGATCGGAAAAAAGGGTAAGGGGCTGGTGTTCCCCGGAGATGATGGAAAACTAATGCGAAACGCACACTTCGAGAATCTGTGGCGTAAGTATTGCAAGGAAAGTGGCGTAACGTGCAGCCCCCACCAGATACGCCACGCCTATACAACGATGCTCTATGAAGAGGGCATCCAGGTAAACGATGCACAAAAAATTCTAGGCCACGCCCAGGCATCCACCACTCAGGATATTTATACGCACATTCGGCAGGTCCGGGCGGACAAGGTGAAGGAAAGCTTACTGTCCGCTGATTACGACCTTACACCCCCTAAATTGAAAGCGTTGTAAAAAGGGTGTAGTTGTTCCGAAAAACCTTTGATTTACAAAGAGAAATTGATGGTTCAAATCCCTCCTTCTCCGCCAAACAGAAAACCGTTGAGTTTCAAGGATTTCCTTTGATTCTCAACGGTTTTTTGCTATTTCAGGACGTTCCACGAAGTACCATGAGATACCACGAAAAACGCCTAGAATGGTGTAAAAAGGGTGTAGTGATTTTTGGGTTTCACGCCCTTTTTGTTGGTTTGGTTGTTTATGCGGTCATTTCACCACATATTCATAATATTTTGCCAGCTTGTCCCCTGAAATGTCCTTATCATCCAGGAAAGCGCGGGTCATTTCGGTGTAGAAATCTACGTTAGAAATACCGAGCTTTTTGGCTACATTGACGAAATCGGAATAGATCATATTCATCGCCGCCCAGAACTTAACAGGGTCCTCATTTACCCCGCGCTGCTCCATAACCTTGTTGGTTTGGTCGATTGTCCAATGTGGGCCAGTGGTGCCATCCTCATTCTGCATCCGGCGCGTCCATTCCTGGGCCATCTGCATGTCGAAACGCGGCGAAACGTTGGATTCTGCGCCGCCGGTCATAGCGCGGTTTCCGGGCATCCGCTCCATTTCGTTGTACCGGGGAACGGTAGCATCTGCGCCGCCCATGTAGGGAGCATCACCGCGCTCAAACCCAATGGGGCGGGTTGTTTTGGTGGGTTCCGCGTATCCGCCGTTTCTAGTCCACGTATAGCTAGGTTCACGCCCTTCTCTAGCGTCGTAGCCTCCATAAGGGGGGTAGTAATAGGGCATAGTGTCCTGGGGCGCGTAGCGGCCATTGTCGTAGTGTTCGCGGCCATTGGTATCACGGAAACGATCATCTACGTTGTAGTCGTGACGGCGTTCCTGCCGTTCCCGGCGTTCGTTTTCCTCGCGATCATCGGAAGCCTTTTTGCTACCAGAGTTTAGGAGCATCATTCTGCTAAATTTACTCATCCTGCGCCGCCTCCTTCGTTAGTCGTTGGGGCTGTTCCATCAATGGAAGCCAGAGTGTTGTTGGGCGCACAGCATGGACGGCCCAGCAATTTGAAAGCGCCACCCGTGGCCGTTGTCGAAATTCTGGTGCTGTACCGTGTTCTGGTTCGCAGGTTGCAGGCCGTTGCCTGGGTGCAATCTGCACGATTCAGCGGGTACAACTGGGTACCGGTGCCGATAGTGATAGATACCGGCGCATTGATGGTAGCCGCCGCCGGGATGTTCTGGGCGATCACCAGGCAAACTTTTTGCCCATTGGTGTAGCTACCTGCCGGAATATTGATGATGAGCCCAGATGCAGCAGAATAGTTCACCGCCTGGGAAATCACCAACTTGTCGCACAGGCGGCAAATCGTTTTGCAGGCCATTATTTTTTGTCCCCTTTCAGTTCATCAAGTTTTTCGGAAATTTCACGCATCCATGCGCCGCCGAAAATTATCATAATTGCCGCGAACACGAAAAATTCGCTGCTGTTTTCCTGCTGGTAATCCGGTGTAGAAGAGCACCCCAAACCGAAGCCATCGCCTGACTTACTTGCTGCATTGGTCGTTCTGCTACGCCAAATTATGTTCTGGAAATCTTGGAAATCGTTGAAATCAAACATTTTTATTCTCCTTCTTTGCCGAAACAATCAGAAAATGCTATCATCAACAGCATAAGCGAAACGGATAAGCCGCCGTCCTCAGAGGTACAAGGAAATCCGTTGTCTCGCAGCAGGATAACAGCTTCCCGCTGTTTTCCATCCCGTAGCATGTCAACCGCTCTGTCGAAAATTTCTTTTTCCATGTGTCACCTCTCAAAAATAGGCGGCAGGTTTTAGCCTGCCGCCTTTAGTATCACGGCATAGCCGGAATGTGTTGGATCAGCAACCGCAGCCGCTATTGCAGCCGCAGGCGTTCCCAGTATAGGGGTTAGGCACCTGGTAGGCCGGGATAGGGGGCGGGTTGATAGCGTTGATGATTTTCGCGGTTTGATCCGCCTGGGACGCCACCAGGTAGGTGTTCTGTGCGGCCTGGGAAGCGGCAAATTTCAATCCCTGGTTTTCAGCCTGAAGCGCCGCAATCTTCTCTGCCTGCCGTGCGGTTTCCATCTGGTCGATTCGCGCAATGATCCGGTCGGTGTCGTTGTGCGTGGACTGGATGATATCACGGGCGTTGGTTGCGGCGTTGTAATTGGTATCACAGAAGCCGCGCTCCACCTGCCGCTGAGTATCACAGCAGCAGGACTGCATCTGATTGCCCAGAGCCGTGAGGCCAGCCGTCACGCCGGTAAAACCGGTGTTCATGTTCTGGGTAACGCCGTTGATAAGCTGGGCGTTCTGGTAACCCATGGTGCAGATAGCGTTATCAACGCCGTGGAAGCCATTAGAAACCGCCTGCTGCATGCCATTGAAACCGTTCAGCATCCCGGTATTCATGGCATAGAATCCATCGCAGAGGCCACTCTGCACACCACGAACGGCGTTATCAAGGCCGTTGAAGTTAAAGGATTCGCACAGGTCTGCGCGGGTGATAGCCCCCTGTAAAGCGCCGCCGTTAGCGCCGTTGTTGCCCCAGCCGAAGCCGTTGCCGCCGAAAATCAGGGCGATAATCAGGAATGCGAAAATCCAGGAACCATCGCCGCCCCACATACCGCCGCCGTTGCAGTTGTTGTTATCAGCCTGTCCGGCCAGATAACCAGTCATCATTTCGTCTGCCATTCGACAAACCACCTTTCAGTTAGATTTGACGATTTTTGTCAAGATTCGCCAACTGAAAGGGTTAATTTATGTTACCGGTTGCTAGGAATCGTGATTCCTAACTGCCGGGCCACATCGTTCAGGCTAACGCCTCGCTCGTTCGCCATGTTCTGGGCCATCTGCTGCAACTGCTGGGTTGATTTACCCTGCATCATCCGCATGGCCTGAGAAATCTGTGGATTCTGGCCTGCTAGCTGTTGCAGCATCCCCATAGGATTCCCGCTCCTAGCGGCCTGCATCAGAAACATCATGGGGTTCATTTGCATCATTTTTTATCCCACCTTCCATTTTCTCTAGTTTTCTAACCCTATCTGCCAGGGCGTTGAAATCGTCCATCGTTACGCCCTGCGCCGGTTTTGGTTCCGGCTGTGGCGGCGCTAAACGGAATTCAGCAAAATCCGCCGCCCCAGTGTTTGGGTTGAATCGCTTAAAATATATGATTCCGTGGGGAAAATCAGGCATCAACGTACCAGGCCCCAGAAAATCAACCTGCATGGCAACCGCTTCCTCCCGGCCCGTTACTGGGCGGCAGATATAGCCGCTGTTGCTCTGCTGGATTATAGAGGGCTGGTAGTTCTGCCCCTGCTGGTATACCTGATTCTGTTGATAGCCCTGCACGTTTTGCATCTGGTTTGGCATTTGATAGTTGCCGCTGTAGTTCGGCACACTGTAAGCAGCCATAGTTATCACCCCTCGTTCTGAATAAATTTTACCATCTCCCACTCCCTTGCTTGTTCAAATGATGCCCAATTACTGCTCAATTTATGCCCAATTTCTGCCCAACAAAAATGCCCGCCCCCAAAATGGGACGGGTTTCGACAAGGAGAATGTGGTATTTTATAGCTACCTTATTCCCCTCCCAGAGAAAAGGCAGCCCCCACCGGCGCTTTTATAGCACGGTGGGGGCTTTTTTATCTTTGATGATTTTCAACGTATTCTTCCATCGCTTTTCGCAGGATCGTATTTACTGGATCACCGTTCTCAGCGCAGGTGGCCCGGAATTGTTCCAGCAACGTTTTTCGTACCTTCACGGTTTGATACGCCATATTGTTGCTATCCCATTTTTCCTGTGATGTTCTGTTTGTTTTTTTCTCCATTTCCTTTATCACCTCCTGCCTCAAATTATACGAAAAAAATAGCTACGTTACAACGTACAAAATAAACAAAAATACGTTGTAACCTTTGTGCCCTTTGCCTATTTACAAAATACGTTGTAACGTATATAATAAGACCATAGAAAAGAACAGGACAGCCCAGAGGGCAGAAAGGAAAATCACTATGAAACAGTTTGAGATTGGAAAAACCTATACCATGCGAAGCATCGGCGACCACGATTGTGTCTGGACCTATACCGTGGTCAAGCGCACCGCCAAGACCATCACCATCAGTGACGGAACGGAAACCAAGACCTGCCGTGTGAACACCCAGGTTTCTGAAGACCGCAACGCTGAGACCATTTTCCCCCTGGGCCGCTACTCCATGTGCCCCGCCCTGAGCGCAGACAAGGAAGAGATGCCCGAAGTCCAGGAACCCACCGAAGAAGCCGAAGTTGAGACCAAGATCATCACCTTCCCCAAAAGAAATGTGATGAAGGGATTTGACGGGCTGCTGAGAAGTGAAGTCAAGAAGGTCGAAAACTTTGCCAAGAAGCGCGACAGAAGAGATAGCCGGATCACTGGCTACGGATACCATGAGGCCAAGGATGCAGACCGGAGACGGTCTTTCATCTGCTCGGCCCTGGACATGTAGTGGCGCACCCCCGGCGGGGGCTTTTGTTTCGTCATGTTGTACGGAAATTCTACGGATATTTAGGTAATATGCCTATTGCGTTGTACGAAAAAAAGCCGTATAATATAGACAGTTAAGAGAGGGGCCCAAACAAGGAGGAAACGAAAAATGACATATGATGATATTATCTCCCTGAAAGGACAGCATATCCTTGAAAGCGGGACCAAGGAAGAGAAGACCGAGTTCTGCGCGAAATGGGCCAGAAAACGCAAGCTTCCCGCACTGGTAGGTACAGAAAAACAGGTAGCCTGGGCCGAAGTGCTGAGAGTAGAAAGAAGCGTGGAATGGATTTGGACGGCGGCGCTCAACAGTGACCAAGAGCTTGCAAACCGGGCCGTGCGCGTGATGCGGGGGGCCAAGGATGCGAAATACTGGATAACTGCCAGATACGACACAAACGACTATGCGATCGACCGATGGGAACGCGAACACGGAGAATAAAGAAAGGAGAAAACGAAAATGAAAATTACAGCAGCAGTCGTAAGTAGCGGCTTTTCCAACGTCTCGGACAGCGTTTTTTTCTGCCGCCCGGATTGTGAGGAAGATCTCTCTCGGTACCTGGATGGATACCAGTTTGATTGGGTGGAAGTTGAACTCCCAGACAGCGTTGTTATTGGAGAACCTGGCTATGGAAAGCCAGAATACGTTGCTCTTGATCTGGACGCCTACAAGAAGAACCCTAACACAAGCATAACGGCCGATGCGGCCAGAGAATACGACCCAAAGACAGGAAAATGGACCCATGAAATCTATATCGTTTGCAGATGTGGTTTTGAAACTGCATGGGCACACACCGTGGAATATTGAGGAGGCTCATTCCCAGCAAAAAATGGAAAGCACCAGGCCGAAACCTGGTGCTTTCCAGAATTGATAACCAATTTGTTTCAATTCACTCCCAAAGGGAGAACATGTACATAATGCTGTATAAGTTTCAATTCAACTCCTATCTCTAGGAGACACCATTACTATATCACAAAAACCTCGAAAATACAACGCAAAAGGAGAAAAAAACAATGGAAGATGCAAGAATCGAGATCCGCATGAGCGCGGAAATGAAAACCCAGCTGCAAGCGCTTGCCAAATCCGGCAGTATGACGGTGGGCGGCTATATCAAGTCGCTCATCCAGCGTGAAATAGAGAAGAGCAAGGGGACGGCATAACACCGCCCCCCTCGTTCGTTATATTGTACGGATTTTTTACGGATATTTGTACGATATGCCTATTGCGTTGTACGGAAAAAAGCCGTATAATATAGATAGTTAAGAGAGGAACACACGAAACAGAAAACGGAGGAAAACATCATGACTGATAACCAAAAAATCCAAAAAATCAAAGGCATCCTAGCTCTCTTGAGAGAGGAAAGAGAAAAGGTTCATGCTCAAAAAATGTATGTTATGGAATTAAATGAGCGCGGTTGGATTACCGATCGGCAATTTGAGGAAATTACTGCCGCTGTACAAACCCAGTTAGATAAACTAGCAAAAACAGGGAACGCCCTGTACCATCTGGAAAAAATAATCAAATCGAAGGATTCTGCCCTTCCGCTCCTCCCAGAGGATCTGCAAGCTAAAGTGAATTGGGAGACCCCGGCCCCACTCACGGATGAGGAAAAGCAACTAATCCTAAAGGCACAAGATGCATACCCAAACGAATATGAAGCCATGAACTTAACCTGTCTGCCGGATAGAGCGAAAACAGAGGTGCAAAAATGACGTTGACCGAGAAAGTGCTACATCTTTACGATCACGGCGTCGATAGCCTAAATGCGCTTGCAAAGGCGACAGAAATCTCAAAGCAAACAGTTAGGCGCATTTTGATAACAAATGGACGCTGGACGTCCGATACAAGTGAAATATCGGAACGAGTTGGAATAAGCTACAAGATGGTTATAGCTTATCTCCCATACCCTAAAGGCCCACGCAAAGACTGGCCCGACACCCTAAACGCCCAGCGCATCCGGGCCACTAGAGAGAAGAAAAAGCACCAAGACAATACTTGATGTTTAGCGAAAAGAAAATAGGAGGAAACAAAAATGTATGAATGGCTGAAGGAAAAATACACCGGCCTAAAAACCGCGTGGGATCACTGCAATATCGCCTGTGAGGCAGAGATTGCCGCCAAGAATCAAACCATCGAGAATCTGGCAAAAAAATTCTTCCCAGAGTACGATAGCAGACGCTATCACTACTATGAGGAGAACGAGTGGAGAGAAGGTTTTGAGGAGACGCCAGAAGAAGAGGAGTACAATGAACGCTGCGAAAGCGCATACCGCGACGCAGCCGCCTACATCAATGAATATTACAGCGAGTTCAAAATCGCTGAGCGGCACACAGAGATAAAGAAGAAAATTAGCGCTGAGATCAGCGACTTAGCAAAGCAGGCCGAAAACGTTGATGCCAGCTTCTGGCACGGAGAACCTTGGGAGCGCGAATTTCGTTCCTGGAACATCTAAAAAGGCAAGCCCCTGGGCCAAACCCAGGGGCTTCTTCACAGGCTTTTCCGCCGAATCGACGCCAAATCGTTGTTGATGGTCCCCCGACTCACATCGAGTTCTGCGGCCACGTCCTCGATGGCCCAACCTCTCCGGTAGTGCAACTCAAAAGCCGCCCTCTCCCGATCTGTGAGCCAAGGGTTGCCGTGCATTTTTTCGAGCTGGGCTGGGCTGTACCGATACCTGGGCATGGTACCACCCCCTCAGTCCAGCACCCCCAGACGGCCCAGCACAGCGGCCAGCTCATCCCGCTTGACGGGCCGCTCCGGCTCCTGCCCGTCCACAATGCCCTTGAGGGTGGCTTTCTCCCAATGGCCCTGCTTTTTGCTCCACTCAGGTTCCGCCACAGCGGCGGCAAACATCATAGCCTTGGTATACAGTGCGTAGGCCTGCGCCCCCGTCATCTCTGCCAACAGCTTGTTGATATCCATATCGTCATCCTCCTTCTCAGGCCGCTGAATGGTGGCCGGTTTTTTTACCGCGAAATAGTATTTCACCTGCTGCTTGAACAACGAATAGTCCCCCTGCGTCCGCGCCGTCCGGGTGCTGGCAGGATCGTTGATGTAGATGGTATTCCCGGTGATTTTCCACACCAGGACGAAGTGCCCGGAAGACGTCCAAAGCCCACGGCCCATGCAGGCGATCACAAGATCACCCTGGTCAACGGCAGCCTTGGCCTGGGCGTGGTACGGGCTGCTGGGTTTTCCGTAAATGCTGGCCCCGTTGAGCATCTTGCAGGTCAGGCCGAAGCGCTTGGCGGCGGGGGCGAAGTAGCCGTAATAAGTCCCCTGGTGCGGGGCCTTGTAGCCGTGGGCCAGCGCCCAGTCGCACTCGGTCTTCGGCGTGACGGATTTGTCCGCCCAGGTGGCCAGCACCATCGCCATGGCAGTGGGGCCGCAGCCGGATTTGCCGATGGTGGTTTTCTCTCCCTTGGCCGAATAGTCCACGTTGGCCCAGCGAGGGTCCGTTTGCAGGTAGCTGGTTGGTTTATCCATCGTTTTTGCCCTCCGTCTTCTTCGTAAAGAAATACGTGATGATAGCCCCGTAGGCCGTGCAGAACAGCGTCACAGCGTCCTGGTTCACGTTCACCGGCGCAAACAGCAAGGCGATCATCGCCCCAGTCATGGCCAGCGTAACCAGGCTCTTCACGTCCAGCAGTTTCAGCAGTTGTTTCATACGTTTCCCTCCCTACAAAAAATCGTTGTTTTCCAGCCGCGCCCGATACACGTTTTCGATATGCCCGATGGAGATAGCGGCCTTGTCATTCGGGAAATCGGGATGAGTTGCACAGTAGCGGTTGTATTCTGTGATATCTTCTAGAATCTCATTAAAATGCTCCTGACTATGCCGTTCTCCCTGCAAAATTTCATCCGCAAACCGCAGGATGCGCACCCGCAGGCGCTTGGCCTTGTCTCTGGCATCCTCTTCGATGTGGCTTTTCAGTTGTTCGGAAATCCCAGACAACTGATCGGTAACATCTCCCAGAATAGCTTTCCCGATTTTACGGGCCAACCACGTCCACGGGTTGATTTTAATGGGGATGATTTCAATCGCAACGGACGAACCCAGCACAGCCAGGAGCGCCGTGATGATCTGTTCAGGTTCCATATTCTGGCACCTCTCTCTTTAAGTTTGGCCCCCGCAAATGCGGGGGCCGTTATGCTTACTGCGCAACGGCAGTCCCGCCGTACTCGCTGGGAACCAGCTCAGGCATACCGCAGTCCTCGATCAGAACTTCTGCCACCTGCTTTTTCAGCTTGGCGGGCACCTGATCAAATGTAGTTTTGCCCAGAATGATTCTGGATGCAAACAGCATGGCCATCATGTTCTCACTCCTTTCTGCCTTTAGCAGGATTCTAAACGCTAAATTAGCGAGTAGTTTACGCATAAACGATGTTAGCCATTTCCACGATGCACTCTTCGTGAAAATCAGCTTGTGTAGAAAGGGCGGACACCTGCTCTTTCAGCAGCTTGTTCTCTGCCCGGAGCGCCACTGTTTCGTCCTCCTCCTCCACAAAAAACACTCCGATGGGGTAGGTTTTGTCCGTGGCCGGGGAGTACACGGCGTTGTAATTCTCCTGCGTGGCGATCACGGCAACACCGTTTTCCTGCCGCAGGACGTAGCGCAGAGTTTCTGCGCGTTCGATGATCTCACCATCTTTGTAGATTAAAAACATGTTATCCCTCCCGTAAAACCAGCATCGTTTGCTGATTTGATGGATTTTTCTGAATGCTCACAGCGCTGGTGTAGCCGCAATATTCCAGCGTAGGGCCATCCCGCTGGTGGATGCTGATACGATCCGGTAGGTACAAAGCAACTCGATCTACATCCTCGATCGGGGTATCCGTAAATACGATCCGCAGCTCATCGTCTGCCGCTATTACGTTGTCGATGGGGTAAATTTTTCCGCCGATATCCGCATACATTCCAAAAACACCCCTTTCATCGCTGTTTTTGTTTTCCAGGATTTGCATTTTGAAACATGGCCACACCAACTGATAAAACTGGTTCGCAAGTCCTCCGGCGGGATTTTCCCGGCCAGCTTTTTCAGTTTTTGGCGTTGCCTGGTAACGTTTTTCCGGCTGATTCGCCGCACGACGCCGCCGGTTTCTGTCAGTAAAAATTTTTGCTTCAACCAGGTGAACCCACGCCGTAGCGGAACGATCTGCGTTTTCGTTTCGTTCATTTCAACGCCGAATGCCGCCGCCTCTCGCCGGATAACATCCAGGCAAGCCAGCAAATGTTCTTTGTTTTGGTGGATGATGTAGCCATCATCCATGTAGCGCCCGTAATATTTACAACGCATCCGCTCTTTGATCCTGTGATCAAGTCGGCTTGGGACGGCCAGCGCCAAATTTTGGCTGATTTGGCTACCAAGCCCCAGGCCAACCGGCCCAAACATCCCGACTAGATGCAAAATCAGGCGTTTCAGCCGCACATCCGTGATGTAGCGCTCCAAAATTTTTGCAATAGCATCGTGGCTGATGCTGTCGAAAAATTTATGGAAATCGTAAATAAGGATGTACCCATCCAGGCCAAATTTGCGGTAGAACTGGTGTAAATGCGTCTCCAAGCGCCGGAGCGCATAGTCAACACCTTTACCTTTTTGGCTGGCCGAGTTATCAGGTATCAACGTCGGGCCAAGAGCGGGAGTGAGCAGATTGTCACACAAACAACGCTGCACCACGCGCTCCGTGATGTGTACAGAGCGGATGTGCCGGTGTTTGCCACGCTCAAAAATGTCAAATTCGATAAATCCGTTGCTCTTCCACGTCCCATCCAGCAATTTACGCTGAGCCATGCGGACATTGGTAAAAGCGTTCTCTTTATAGGCTTGGGTCGAATGTTTCCAGCCTACGACGCGCCTGCATTTTTTATAGGCAGAATACAAGTTTCCAAATGTGAATACGTCTCCAAAGTGAATAGTCAAGGGAACCTCGCTGGTAGCGGATTGGCCCGCAGGCGTCCGCGTCTCGGTGATATTTACCCGTGTGGGAGGGTCAGGCGCTCCTTACGCGTGTGGTCTGATTTCGATAAATATCTACTCTGTCTGCCGTCCACGCAATCCGAAGCACACGCCGTTGCTGTTGTTGGCGTTGTTGTTGTTGCTGCTGCCGTCGCTGTTCACATTGCAAAAATTCGTGGCGTTGGTCGCATTCGGGGACGCCAACGCGTCCGCCTGCGCCCGGCAGGATTTACAGCACCTAACCCATAATTTAAAACTTAAAACGTGCCTTGTCGGATTTTTTAGCCCCGGCGATCAGGCGGCCCTCGTCGATCATCAAATCCGCCCAATGTTCCAAGGCGTGTTCGCTCAGGCCGTGTTGCAGTTCCATCAAAACACTGCATTTCCCAATCAACGCCTGCAAACAGTTGTTTGCCTCGATCAGGTGGTCACGCCGCATCTGCGCCTCATGTTCGTTGGTCGGGTAGATACTGTTCGCCATTTTGCAGCGGTTGTGTATCTCGCTGGCCAAATGACTCAGTTCCGTACCGATAAAAAACGTGTAGCGTTTCGGTAGTTTCATACAGCATTTAAGCGTGTGTAGCTCCAAATCGTAAGCCGTATCCAAAAATTTGATGCTGCTTTCCTTCCGTTGGCTCTTTAGTACCGACATTCAGGGTCCTTTCCATCCGCGCCAAAGGCGGCGCGGATTATTTGATTTTAGCTTAAACGCATAAGCCGAAGCACACGCCGATGCTGTAGTAGGCGTAGTAGCCGGTGCTGCTGCCGTCGCTGCCCACACCGCAAAAATGCGTGGCGTTGGCCGCATACGGGGACGCCAACCAGTACCACTGCGCAGAGCCGTCGCCGTTGTTCATTTTCTTGATCCGGCTGACATTGTCCGTAAAAATCGGGTACTGCCGTGCGTTGCCTGTTGTGCGCTCCGTGGCGGGTGAATAACTCGTTTCGCCGAACATCTCAAACGTCAGCGGTAACCACAATTTATGTCCGCTCCATTTGCCGTTCGTCGTATTATTTCCGGTGCCGTACCATTTGTACGCCGTTTTGATCACGGCTTTCAGGTCGGACGGCAGGGCGTTGTAAATGCTCCCGTTCAGCGTAGTGCAAAGGGCACTGGATGGGAAACCGCCGCTGTTTGTGTCGCTGTCGTTCATTTGATAGGTTTTATACAGCAGGTTTTTGCACAAAAACGTCACAGCGGCCTTTTTCGCCGTCGTTGCGCCGGAAAGGTAGTCGTGGTCGAAATCAGCGATTTGAAGTGTCATCGTGCCAATGCCGGATAGCTCAACGCCTTTCGTATCGCCAAGGGAAAATAGTTTACCCAACACACCAGCAGCACCCAGCGTGTCGATCTGTGCCCAGCTCAAGTCGTTTAACGGGGACAGGGAAAGATATTGAACTTTTTGTGTGTCGATGGAGACACTTTTGCTTTTTACAGCCCCGGAAATGGTGGCCGAAAACGTCCAATCTCCGTAAGGCAGCCCCTTAAACGTTGCCACGCCGTTGGATGCCGCAACCGCCGTTTTTGTGTCGCTCCCGCTCTGCGCAGTCACGGTGGCACCGCTGGAGGCCAGCACATAGGTAATGCCGAGGATGCCTGCCAAAATTTTGAACGCATCGTCCGGCGTAGCAGTGGGCGGGAGGCCGATCTGAGCGGCGGTTGCATCTTTCAGCAGGTTGGCCTTGTTCAGAGGCGTTCCCACCTGCTGGAATCCTTCGGTGTTGATGCCATTAAGGTCTATCGGGAATGTACCGGCCTGGAGCATTGCCAGGGCGTCCGCCCAGCTAGTCCCAGCGGGTACCGCACTTTTCAGGAATCGGCTGTTACCGGTACCCTTTAATACAGAATCAATCATGTTACACCTCCCCGCTGAAAACTTCGCCGCTGGTTATCAGCGTGATTTTCAGCGATTCGATTGTTTTGTCCAGGTTTTGGAATATCGTTTCGATATTGTTCGCCTGGGAATAAGTTAGGTTGGATAGGGATTCGGGAGCTGGTGGTGTGTTCTCCGGCAGAATGAACGCTGCACGGATGTTTCTTACGTCGCTGATATACTGCGCCGCCTGCTCCGGGGTTGGGATATCACCGTTGGCCCAGTCCGTTTTAGGGGCTACCTCAACAGAGGTACCAGCATCGTCACGCAGTCTGTCCCGAAGGTAAGCTACTGCCTGCCCGACACGATTCATGTCGGTATAGTTGTAACTCCCCTTCATCACGGTCAGAAACTCGGTAATTTCCGCTTCCGTTGCGTTTCCGGTGCTGATTTTCTGGGCCAAACTAACGGCTTCGGCAACATCCGACGCTGTGCGATCCGTGATTAGGGCGTCGATGATACTACCGTTTTCTGTAATCGCTGAACGCTTTACACCCATTGAATCACCTACCATTCTACAATTACACACCCAGGTTTTCCGTTCTCCCCGGCTGTGCCCTCCGTGGCTCTTGCGGCTACATAGGTATGATACATGCCAGTTTCTTTATCCTTACGCTGGGCATACTTACCATTGCGGCCTTGTTTGCCGCCTGCGCCGCCGGAACCTTCCAGGCCGGTGATTGTACCGGCATAGTCAGCGCCCTTCTGGGCGTACACAGCGCCGCTTTGAATGTCCATCAAACCAGAGGTGTAGATTTTACCGTTTGCGGACGTGAACACACCGAATGTGGTAGGCATGCCATCCGTTCCCTTGGTACCATCCTGGCCCTTTGCGCCACCAGCACCGCCGGTACCAGCTGCACCACAAGCGTAGGTGTATGCCTGGTTTTTGGTGGCGGTTGTTTCGATGATGAACACCTTGCCGCCATTGCCGCCGATGCCGCCATCGTTATCCTTCGGGTCGAACGAATCACCCCACAGCATATTGCCGCCACCGCCGCCCATGCCGCCGTTGCCGCCGCCAATCAGCGTGAGTTTGATAGCACCGGCTTGAGGCGCTGTCCAGGTACCGGAACCAGTCAGGATAACTTTATTCTGATACATGGAATCATTGGGAGACTGCACCAACTCGGACGGGCTGGAACGCATAACACCATCTTCTAGGGTAAGCTGCTGTTTGTACAGTCGGGCGGAAATGGTGCTTTTGAATTGCGTGTCTACCGCCTGGATGTCGCCGCACTCGCTGGATGGATTGCCTCGGCTCTTAACATTGAACGATCGTCCGCCATACTCGAATAGGCAGGAAATAACAGCCTTTCTAGCGTCCGCTTCCGTGTGGATAAATGGGTTGTCCACACTCAGGGATACTTCGGATTCGGTGTTATTTCCGGAAAACGTAACTTCGTTGTTGTTGTCCAGCTTAAACGTGATATCTGCAATATCATCGTTTGCCGACATTTCAGGGTATTCGTACATATTATCCAGGGTGATTCTGTTCCCTTCGTCCTGGGCCAGCTTGCCGACACGCAGGTAGCCGGTCGCAAAATCCTGCCGGGGCCATGCGTTGATTGCCATGCAGAGGAAGCGTAGCATCTCGCCGCACTTTTTGCCCTTGATATCGTCTTTAGTGGCTGTAATGGAAATGTCCTTTACAGCATCTTCTACGATGTAGTTTGTGCGGAAGTTTGTGCCTAAACTCGCCATGATAGCCTCTACCCAGCCGGATACTTTCGTTGGCAGGGTTTCGGGGGCGATGAAATTCCTCTTGGTCAGCGCTCCGATCACATCCACCAAGGACCATTCAACGGTGAGGTCTTGGAGTTTCCAACCTGCGCTTTGCTGGTAGTAGGTGCCACCTGGCAACCATTCGACGGTCCCGTCTTCCAGGTATAGACCAAGCTCCACGACGATTCTTTGCCGATCTTCGATAGATGTAAAAATCGTGTTCGGGGCGTAGGGGTCGAAACGATGGTCTTTATTTTCTACCCGAATGTCACAGGTCGAATACGGGATTTTCAGCCCAGAAAACGTCACTTCCGTTAGAATATCCACGGACTGCAAAACTTTCGTGTCCCACGTTTCGTAGAGGCCGAACAGTAGGCGCAGAACCCGGACAACACGGTTAGGCAGGGACCATTTTTTAATAGTCAGCCGCGCCCGTGTGGGATAGTTCACCGTGAATCCGTCAATCGCTACGCTGGTATCTCGGTTGTTCGTCACAGCCCTGGTATACAGAAGGTTATCGTCGCTCCAAACATGGATTTCAAACTCGGTTGGGTATCCGTCCGCTGATTTGCTAGAAAACTGCGTTGTGACGGCCTGTAAAATCTCAATGTTGGACACTGCGATTTCGATGTAGGGATAGGGTTCAGAAAAGCTTCCGTCCTGGCCCGATAGGGTCTCCCCTTCCCAGCCAACCTGTCCCCGTCTATCCGCCGGGTCGCTGGGGCGGATGGTAAAACTACCATCCAGTACCCAGCGATTCAGTTCCAGTGTTGCTATGGTATCCGGACTTTCATCGTTGCCACGATCAGCCACCTGGGCAGCGTTGGAGATAGGCCCTTCCTCATTGGGAGTGATGCTATTGATGGTTGCATCTGGGTCTACCAGGTCGAACGCTACCCGGACTAGCTGTTTTCTGGAATCAGCCACGACGGCGGCATCGTATTCTGCGCTGTGTTTAATCATGGCCGTCGATCTCCTCAAATACCAGTTTGTACCCGCCCCAAGTGGGACCGGCGTCTCCCCAACGGGTGAGCGTGGGTTGGGGTTGCTCTACCAGGTGGAACCACCCCTGCACCAGCTCCTTCCCGCCGGTAGAGGGCAGGAAAAAGAGCTGATGCCGACGCTTCGCTTTCATGGCCTCTGCAATCCGTTGCATTGTAGCATAGTCGATTGCAGACCATTCCAGTTCCACGTGCCAGATGGTGGCGCGAACCTCTTCGATACGCCGCCCGGAAATCATGCGCTCTGAGACGCCTAGCTCTTCCTCATAGGCGGTGTAGTCCCCCTCTTCCAAATCTTCGACTTCGATTCCATCAATAGAAAGGAACATGTTGCCAGTATCTTCGTTCATTTTCCCACCCCCTTAATCGCTTACTATGCGCGGACTTTGGTCCTCCACAGCTCGGATATCATCAATCAGGCCACGGGCAACCTCTTTGCCGTTCAGGTTCAGCACGATTTCCTTGCTTCGTCCCTGGGCGCTGGATGCTAGGACAATGGCATTTGCCAGTCCGGTCATATCCTCGGTTTTTAGAGATGCGGCCTGTGCCGCTTTGTCGTTCACCGTGCCGGTCAACCGTCCGGAAAAACCGGAAACTTCGGCGTTTACTGCACTGGAAACCACGTCGGCAGCGTTGATTCTATCCAGTTCTGCCAGGATGCTATCAGATACGGATTTTGCTATTGCAATAGCCCGCTCCCCACTGATAGCCAAGCCGTCACAGAAAGCATCCATAGCTTCCTGCCCAGCAGGCTTAAACTCATCCGGTAACTTGTCCAGGTATTCGTCATGGATAGCGTCGATTTCCGTCTGGTAGATGGATTGGGCAACTTTTTTAGATGCTGCTTCCTTCTCCTGCCACAAGGCCATATAGTTTTCGTACTGATCGTCTGCCATACCCAACAGGGCGTTGGCGTACTTCATGGCCTTTTCTTGGTCCAGCCCAAGAACTTCGTCAAGCAAGCTATCCGCAATGCCACGGTCTTTTAGGGCCTGGATGGTATCGCCATACTTGTTGATAGCGTCGATACTCTGTTGCAGGTTTGTCAACTGGAAGAAATCATCTTCCTCGGTGAATAGATCAACGTCGCTTAACTTGCCCTGCAAACTATCCCGGCTACTTTCAACAGCGTTCAGTGCTTTTTCGTAGTTGTTCTTGATTTCGTTCAGGGCATCCGCTTGGGATTTCAAGGCTTCCTTCTGAGCCGCTTCCTGCTTTTGGAGCTGTTTCTCATTCCAATCTTCATTCAGCTTGTCGATATCAGCCTGAATCTTTTCCTTGTCCTTGATTTCTGCCTTGGCTAGTTCGTCGTTCTTTTCCTTTAGGTTTTTCTTGTACTCAGCTAATTCTTTAGCTGCTGCACGTTCATTAGCCGCCGTTTCGATTTTTTCAATCTCAGCGTTTAGCTTTTCGACCTCTTTGGAAACGATGTTAGCAACGTTTCTTGCTGCATCACGGGCTAACTTGATGCTTTCTTTCAAGCCATTTGCCAAGCCCTGAATGATGTTCACACCGTATTCATAGAACACCTTAGACGGCGAATGAATCCCTAAAAGGCTGGTAAATGCGCTCTTGATTTGCCCAGCAAAGCTTTTGATTTTGCCAATGGCCGCGCTGATCTTGCTGGAAATACCATTGATTAGTCCCTGGATGATGTTGGCACCGATGGATTTCAGCTGTCCAGGCAACGAAGATAGTGTCGATTTGATGTTGTTGCCAACCTGCACCATTTTAGCTCTGGCCTGGGATGCCATCTGAGAACCCCAACTAATCAGGGCGGAAAGAGCACCTGCTAAAGCGCTCTTAATTTTGCCTGGGAGGGTTGAAAAAAATGTGATAACCGCGTTTACGGCGTTGCTTGCCGCCTGCCGCATGTTGGCTATCATCTGCGATCCCCAGCTACGAACAGCGGCACCAGCCGTTGTTAGTGCGCTGGTGATTTTACCAGCGAGATTCTGGAACCATGTAACCACCGCATTAACCGCATTGGTTACGGCGTTCACCATCGTTTGCTTAACGTTGTTGCCCCAGTTGCGGATAGCAGCACCAGCCGCCGTTAAAGCACTGGTAATTTTGCTTGCCAGCCCGGAAAACCATGTAACAACTGCATTGATAGCGTTGGTCACAGCGTTTACAAGCGCTTCCTTCGCCGAGGTGCCCCAGTTGCGGATAGCTGTCCCCGCCGCTGTCAATGCGTTAAAAATGGCATCCGGTAGATTCTGGAACCAGGTGATTACCGTTTGGATTGCGTTGGGTAAGGTGGTGCCGAAAAATGTAATCAGCGCACCAATTACCGTTACAACGGCGGTAATTACGTTTGCCAAAAATTCAAGGGCAGCACTGAGAGCTGTGATAGCTACCGTTGCTGCAATTTCGGTAAATTTCTGGAAAAACTCACTGATTGCCGCCGTTCGTTCTGGTGTAAAAACCTTGCCTATGGCTTCTCCTAATGTGGAAAATGCCGATTTCACACCTTCAATGGGGCCAGAAATCCAGCCTGCAACGTCGGGGAATAGGTTGCTCAGCCCATCCAGGATGAGGTTTCCTAAATTGCTGAGAATTCGTCCGATAGTTGACCCGACGTTTTGAACGGCTGTAACAACGCTCTGGACTAGGTTCTGTGTAAGCGCACCAAGGTCTGCGTCTGGGCTTGCAAGCCCGACGAGCCAGTTTTCCCAGGCACCCTTCATAGAGTTTACGCTACCCTCGATGGTGGTAGCTGCTTCCTTCGCCGTGGTGCCAGTGATTCCTAGGTTGTTTTGTACCTCATGGATAGCCTCGATCATTGTCGCGAACGACACATTATCCAGACTGCTGATTTTTTTACCAAGGACGCCTGAATCGTTGATTAGGCGAATCATTTCTGATTGCGTGCCGCCATACAAGTAAGTTCAGTACAGTTTGCTAGGCTGTACCCGCCTTTCGGCTGCTGCATGTTTCCATGCAGATCAGACTATCTCTTGACCGTTTCCGGCCCCCTGCGCTTCCGCCCGCTTGGGCGTACTCTACTCTGTTCCGGGTTTCCCCGTCATTTCGATAGTCGTTACACGTTCACTAAAATTCTTTTTCCATCAACGTAGTCGAATTTGTACCCCCTAGTCTTACCACGCCGCCCTATCGTGCCAGTTTTAAGCATATGCGAAATAGAACTGATTGATAGGCCGAAGAAAGTAGCTGCATCTGTGATTTTGTTGAAATATAACACATCATCAACTTCAAGCCACTCTCTATGACCGCCGCCACGCTTTTCCCTAGATTCCTGGTAATGGGTTGCCTTTATTTTCTGGCTTCTTACTCCATTTGTGTTGAATCGGGAATTTTGTTCGGAATAGGTTGCCCAACGAAGATTTTCAAGGGCATTGTTTTGTCTATCGCCGTCTTTGTGGTCGATGGTCGGCTTGTTGCCTGGGTTTGGGATAAAAGCCGTAGCTACAAGTCTGTGTATCGGGCGTTTTGCACCCTTACCTCCTTGCCACAAGTCAACGTACTTATACCCATTTGCCTTATTCGTATACATCTTTTTGATTTTTCCGGTTTCGTCATTTCTGACTTCGCCGAATTCGTTGATGGAATAGTTTTCAAATCCATTGATTTTTACCCACATAGTAAATACCTCTTTCCTGGTTCTTTCTAATTTTATTTTACTATGCAGAAACGAAAAATCAATAAGTTTATTTAGTTTTTCGCACGGTATTGCCCACAGCATTATCCGTTTGGGGTTTCACCGTTTTCACAGGGTTTATACTGGGCAATGGTATGGCACTGTCTACCCAGTTTTAGGTTATCTAACATCGTGTAGTTTTGCTTAGCAAAACCTTGGTAGGCGTCCTGTATGCTCTGCATGTCGGTGCCCATTTTGTTTGCATTGTCCGACATGTCGGTGATAGCTCGGTTTGCTATCTCTGCCGCTTTGTTTACGTCACCGCCCAGGCCAGAAACCAGAGACGCGGCGAACGATGTAGCCGTCTCCATGTACTGGTTGGCAGAAAGCCCGGCTGTTTTGTAGGCGTTAGCGGCGTACTGTTGCATCGTGCCGCTAGCTTCCTTGAATAGGGTATCAATGCCGCCTACATTCTGCTCATAGGAAGCGTAGGCTTCGACGGCCTGTTTGCCGACGTCGATCATAGCCTCGCCGAGTTTTTTAACGGCTTCAACGGCCAACTCAACGCCTTTGGCGGCAAGGTTGCCCATGAAGGTGCCTTTGAAAATATCACCGAATTTGCTGGCACTACCACCAGCTTCATCCATCTGGTCCCCGGCATCATCGGCAGCATCGCCTAATCTGTCCAGGTCCTCCTCGGCATCATCAGCGGAATCACTCAACCTGTCCAGGTCCTCGCGTAGATGGTCCGCGCCGTCCGAGTTTGTGCTAAATGGGTCGTTTCGCAGTTCATCGAACGATGATTCAAGATCATCTAGGTAGGAATCCATATCGTTCAGCGAATTGCCCAGGTTTTGGGCACCATCCGCCGCCGTGGAAAACGGATCGTTGTTCAGTTCATTCAGTGAGGCATCGATTTCGTCCAGGTAGGTATCAATATCCCCAAGGGAACCAGAAATACCCTCTGACATGCCCCGCGAAGCGCTAGAAACAGTCTCAAACGAACCAGTGATACCCTTTAGGTTGTTTGCTAATGCTTCGGCAGCAGATGAAACTTGTTTGAACGAGTTTATTACTTCGCTGGCATCACCGTTAATTTCGATGGTAACGGAACCATCAGCCATTTACGTCACCACCTTAATCACCTTTCCCCTTCTGTTTGACGTATTCCTCTGCCTCCTGGTATCTCCTGTTTATCTGCGCTAACAATTCGGCGTCGCGTTCTTCCACCGTCATGTGCTTTTTGCGGTCTACGGTATCCTTGATGGCGTAGATTTCGCGCATTTTCTTGAAATGCTTGCGGCGCGTCCGGTCCAGCTTGTTTAAGTCCGCCGTTCGGTACATTATCCGTTGCATAAAATTGCTTTCGTGCGGAAGATTGAACAGCAGGCGGCGGAACTCCCACCAATGTAAGTCTGTTTTGGTAAGGTCGATGTTGTAGTAAGTAAGAAAAGAGGAAGAGATAGCTTCGGCATCCTGCTCAAAGTCGTATACTCTCCCTCCCTTCTTCTTATCCCCTTGTTTTGGTTCTCCGTCGGCTTGATTGTACCCACGGAAAAAGCCAAGCATGGCATCAACAGCAGTTTTAACATCGGCAGGGACAGAGCCTCGGTAAAAAAGGGATAATAGCCCGGCAACGTCCGGTTTTTCTTCCTTCAATACCTCTAGTTCTATCGCCACTCCGACGCGGAAGCTAGGGTCTATCGGGACCCGCTTCCCGTTGACTTCAACATGATCCGGTAGCGCTCGAAACGGGTTAGTTCGCATCGGACTTGCGCGGCTTCACCCGCTCGGCGGCTTCTGCGCGGCGTCGTGCCCGTTCCTCTGCGCGTCTCTGCTCCCGATTGGTGGGGGTAGCGGCAGCGCCAGGCACAGGAAGCCCGTTCGCGATGTCCGTGATGGAAGCCATCTCTTCTGCCACCCGGCGGACGAAATCGCCGTATGCAAACACGATAGCTTTCAGGTTGCTTCTGGGACCGAAGCACTTGTCAGAGGTACCCTCTCCGATAATGGTATCGAAGAAGTCTTGAATTAGTTCACACATGCCTTTCATGTAGGCAGTGACATCCTTGGGCAGTGCTTCGGTTTCCTTCTGCACACGTTCCAGCTCATTGATAAACAGCTCCATGTTTACCGTATCGAAAGTGTCATACTCCACGGCAACGCCGTTGATGTTATAGGTATCCATGCTTAATCCTCCTTATATTGGTTACACGTCGGCGGAATAGGTGTACTCGGTGGGGGCGGCAGTTGCCATGATATCCACATCGATCTCAGCGGAAGCGCCTGCCTCGCCGGAACCATCCGAGTTCACGATAACGGCAGCGGTGCCCTTTTCACCCTTGCCAGTCAGCAGGGAGAAATAGACGTAGGGCACGATAACGGCCTGACCGGTGCCGAACTTGATAGCGTGAGACAGGGCGTAGTCCTGGAAATCATCGCCAAACATGCGATCACCGGTGACGTTGAACGTGCGCTGGGTAGCGGTCTTGGTGGTCACTTTGCCGTTGCGGATGTAGGTCTTGTCCTCGCTCTCCGGGTTCAACTGAGAATCCACGTTGGTGATTCCGCCTTGGACAACCACATAGTCGCCGATTTTGCCAGTGGGAGAAGAGGCAATGTCAACAGCCAGGACAAAATCGTCGGCGGTGGCAACGCCGGAATAGGAAGGAGACGGCTCCTTGCCCGTCATAAGGGTAGAAAGTTTCATTTTTTCGTTTCCCCTTTCAGTTGGAAAAATAGTCCATAGTCATCAGAATCTGATGATCTTCGGTGTTATCGTCGTATCGGGCGAACATTGCCGCCCTGGTGTTGCAGGTAATTTTAGTTGCCTGTTTCCCATCCCCCAGATAAGGCAATGGGCGGCGGGATACGGCCCAGTCACCAATAGCATCCAGGATTTCATCAGCTTTCAACCGGTCGTTGTTGCTGGACGGTTGCAGGCGATAGATGATTTTGAATTGATACTGCCCCTGATACGCCCCGCGAACGTATTCCTTGGTTTTGTAGGCCCCTTGGATAGTAGAAAGCGCCATACCAGGCTGATCGGAAGGAAGATACTCGAAAGCGATATTAGCAGGCTTATTTTCGTGCTGATTCAGCCAAACCAGCAGTTTTCTGGAAATCTGGTCGGTTTCCGCCTTGGATACCATGCGTAATGGTTTATCATCCATTCAATATCGCCTCCTTGTACTTCTTTACCCAGTTCGGCAGATTCATAGCCTTGGAGGCATCAAACCAATGGCTTTGCGCCTGTCCGTGCATTGCCTTGGTGAACACCAGGCTCTTGCCGTTTGCCACCTTAGTAGCTCCTGGTCTGGCCCACGGGCTTCCGGTATCTGGATCGACCAATACCTTCCCTTCCCACAAAAAACGGGCATACGGTCCGGGGTATACGATGGTATCCCCCTGCACCCTAGCTCGTCCCGCAAGGGAACCTGTAAGGGCTGGAACAAACTGGTCGGTGTCTTTCATGGCTTCGTTTGCCAAGACCTCCTTGGCCCTGTCTGCACGCTGGGCGAACTTGGCGGCGTCAATTTTTACATCAACTTTAACGCTAATCATCAACGCCCTCCGATTTCAAAATGTTTCATCTCTTCCGAACCGAAATCCTTCGCATCCACCGAATTGATTCTGTATACATCATCGTGTGTGCGGTTAAGCCACTGAAAATCCTTCTCAGGCTCGATTACTTCACCCTTGATGATGAATGTAGAAACATCGGTAGGCGGCGCAGAATCCAGCGTCCACAGGCCGCTTTTATCGGCGGCGGCATGGTATTCCTTCGGGGATACATACCGTTTGATTTCGGCGGTCTGCCCGTCGTAGGCTTTCACGCTGAACGGGATGTATACCGTCACCGCGTCGGCGTTTTCCATGCCGGAAGAACGGACGTTTGCGGCCTTGGCAGCATCCAGCAAAACTCCCTCTAGCACCGTGATATTAGTCACTTGCTCGAATGTTACCTGATCCTCAGTGATGATATACAGGGTGATGGTATGTGGAAACATCGTCACCAGCAGTCACCCCACTTTGCCATCGGGTAGCCGGTAGCCTGCAAAAAGCCGGTACCTTGCAGGTAGATTAACAACGCGCTTTTTTTGCGTGCTGTTAGCAGTTGCAGGTCTGCCGCGCTTAGAGTTTTGGTACCGTAGCTCCGAGACCATCCCCCCACCGATTCGCTAGAGATGGAACCGGTGGAGGAAAAGGTCAGGGCGTTCAGCCTGTTTTCATCCTGGAAAATTTCGGCCAGTTCGCAGGTAGCCATTTGAACCGCCGTCAAATCGTCACCAGTTGCCGACATAGCTTTCCCACTAGTGGCGGCGTTGATGTAGGCAGTAGCACGAGTAGCAAGGCCGTTGAAATCAGCTTCTTCAATGGCGTTGCCGCCGTATTCGTTCCTGTAAAACTCATAGGTTGCGTAAGCCATTGATTAACTCCTTTCTCAGGCTACCTTGATAACGTAAGTCTCATCCATGCGCTCGAAGGAGGGCAGGACGATTTCGGAGACGGTGGTCTTGGTGTTCACGGGGTCAGAGGTGGTAGTCACCGCAACGGCAATGCCGGTATCAACCAGGGACACATCGGCATCGGTCTTGCCCATCAGAGTGCGTTCCTCAGGGGTGGTGCCGTACCAGGTAGAACCCAGTGCGCCCTCAGGCAGCAGGGTAACCATATCGTCGGGATAGAACTTGTGAGCAGTGCCAGCCTCATCCTTGTACTGCTTGGAGTACACGATGACGGTCACGCCAAGCTCGTTCTGGAACAGCTCATTCACTCGTGCGTCGGTCATAAACACGTTGGCGGTGATGTTCCGGGCCAGCACGGCGGACTTGATCTTAGCGTTGGCTTTCAGGTAGCCCATGGTTTTCTTGCTACACAGCATGATGGTGGGCCGGGTGCCGGTATTGGATTCAACAGAATCCAAGGCGTCCTGAATGTCGCTCATGGGGTTGGCGGTGTCGGTAGCGCTCCACTTCTTGGTTGCGGTGGTGATAGCGTTGTAGTTGTTGGTCTTGTAGCTGCCGTCGGTGTCGTAGTTGTAGGAATACTGCACACCACCGGCTTCCAGGACGATTCTGGGGGAACCGTCGGTAACAGGGGCAAGCAGCTGCATACGCATACGCTCAGCCACGACGCGGGCACCCTCAACCAGGGTGGAAGCATCGTCGTAGATGGAGGACAGGACAGAGGCCAGGTAGGGGTCATTTCCGTCGATGATACGCATGATCTCCTGCTCATCCTCTTCCTTCACCAGCATGGACTCACGGAAAAAGGCCATCTGGGTCTCATCGACTTTGATACCCTCGCGGCTACGCAGGGTAGACTTGGCGTCGAAGTTGGAGGGGGCCAGAGAAACGGGCAGGCCCTTGTGGGACTTGATCCACTTCAAATCCAGGCCCATCTTCTTCTTGGCAGGAAAGAAGCCCTCACCCAGATAGGCCATACGGTTAGACGCAGCTTCGGTCTGCTGCACGGCAATAGCGGCAGCGCTGAAAACATCAGAAATGTTCATCTTTTATCCTCCTTCCTTACATGAATACGACGTTCTTCATAGCGGCCTTGGCGGCAGCATCCACGGTAACACCGGAATGTGTCTGCGCCTTGGCGGTGTTGATGTAGCCGCCGATTACGATGGTGCCCTGGGGTCGATCCTCGTAAACGTCACACAGCAGGACGCCGACGGCGGTAGAAGTCTGACTGCCGGATTCGCCGGAAGTCGCGGCTTTCTTGCCATCCGCCGCCATAGGAGTGCCAGCCTTGCAAACGCCGCTGGTAAATGCGGTAGAATCCAGAGTAAGGGCCTTGCCCACATACTCGGAGTTGTACAGGATTTCCACATCCGAAGGTGCGGAAACCTCAGAGTATTTCATGGTACCCAGTGCCATATTTTTCACTCTCCCTTATATTGCGACAGTACGTCGCTGTACGTTTTGTTGTTCTGCGCGGTAGCCGCACCGATGCTTTTTGCAAGAGCGATACCGATGTTTTCAGTACCGTTGTCCTTACCACCCGCTCCGACAGGTCGGCCAAAGGAAGGGGTAGGCTTATCAGATGCAAAAGCGCCGGGGTCAGCCTCGCGCTGTGCTTTCAGGAAATCGTCGAAACCTTCCAGTGCGCCGTCTTTCAGGGTCAGGCCCTTGGCTTTGAGTTCGTCTCGGAACGCCCTCTCGGCGCTCTTGGACGAAAACTTGACGTTTGCGCCGGTGATAGCAGCAGAAGCAGCAGCGGAATAGTCTCGCTCCGCAATCTGCGTCTTGTAGGCTTCCGTGTCTTTGTCGTACTTGGCTTTCAGTTCATCCATCTGGGCTTTGATCTCATCGGCAGAACCGGCGTTCTTTTTCAGCTCTTCCAGGTCTTTGTCCCGGTCGGCAAGCTGGGTTTTTAGGTTTTCGGCGTCCGCCTTGGCAGCTTCGGCCTTGCCTTTCTCCCGTTCAATGTCTTTGCCGTTCTCGGTCAGAACCTTGTCGATGATTTCATCTTCCAAACCAAGTTCTTTCAGATATTCGCGTTTCATTGTTCTCTCCCACGACTACGCTTATTTACGCGGGTTGCATCCGCTGTCGCCCGTAGTTTTACGACGTCGGGGCGGTCAAAAATAAAAAAATAAGCCAAAAACCAACGTTTTAGTTGATTCTTGGCTCAAAGGCTCAGGTTATTTGGGTTTTATTTGCTTTGCTTTGCTTCTTTTTGCTTACGTTTGCTTTTTGTTTGCTTACGTTTGCTTAATTTTGGTTTTGCTTGGTTATTCGGCCCATTTGATTTCACCGTACCAATCGCAACGTCTACCGTTGTTTTTGCCGGTGCATTTTACCAGGACACCGCAGGCTCCCGGCTTTACCGGGTGAATCTTCTTCCCGCATTCGGGGCAACAGAACCAGGTTTGTCCGTTGATGGTTTTAATCATCGTCTTCCTCCGGGTCTGTGCCAAAGTACAGGTTGAAGAACTCTTTCATAGCCTCCACCTGTTCCGGGCTTGTGCCGTCAAACTCAACGGTAGCGACGCGGGTGGCATCCTCTACCTTTTCAGCTACGGTAATCTTCAATATACCACCTTAGTCCTTTCACGCTGCAACGGCAGGTTGGCGGCTTCGCTGAATAGCCTGTATTCACGGTTCAGTAGGCGTATCTTTGCCCTTGCCGCTGTTGCGTCCTTGGCGGCTTCCTCTGTTCCCAGGGCTTCCGCCGCTTTCTGTATGCGCTTTTGCTTCCTGATAGATCGTTCTATCTCCCTTTGCTTTTGGGACGCCTGGTACTGGTCGTATGTGCGGCCCTGGTATTCAAATGGTGGTTGATCTATCTCGCGTAGTTGTTTATCTGTGTAGGTTCTGGATGATACCCCTTCAATATATGGGTAGTAATGGTGTCGGCAGTTCCAACCACCCAGTCCCGGCCCTGTGCCGTAGCCTGTAACCTCCTCAAAGTCCGGGTGCCGCGTATCCTTGGGTTGTCCCGGCTTGTTCCAGGCGTACACCCTGCCTTGCCATGCGGCATGGTTCTCTGGCCCGTTACCTGTGTTTCTTGCGCCGCCATGGGCGGACACTTCGACTAGGTTAGTGTTCAATCGCTCCATGCTCTGCTCTGCATAGCGCTGGCAGGTTTGATTCACCCCAGTCATAACGGCGCGTCGAGCGGCTACATCTGCCTGATCGTAGTGTACCCGCCCATTGGATTCGTAGCGGATAGACGTTAAACCACCGGCGGCAAGCTGCTTTGTGGCGTGGGCTATCGCTTCGTTATAACTGATAGTCCCGGACATAACTTCTGTTTCCGCCATATCCAGCGCCCATTGATAGGCTTTCTTGGGTTCCAACCACTTAACAACCTTGCCGTTGCGTCGGACTGCAAAGCCTATTGATTGAGTTAGGTTTCGCAGTTCATCTTTGGTCTGCCGCCTGATAGCCTCAACGTCCACATCATCAACAATGTGGCGCGGGGCTGTAATATCTGCTGCCGTTGCTAATGTACCGTAGTATTTGCGATTGCGCTCTACTACGCCATCCATGATAGCATCTACCTTGTCCAGGCTGGTTTGCGTAGTCTCTGCAATGGCTGTTGTGATTTCGTCTAGCGTTATCCCGTGGGCACGCAGTTCCCGGATATCCTCGACAGTCACCTGGTTCAAGTCCCCGGACACCACCAGCCGCCAGCAGATTTCTTGTAGAAGCCTATCTTCCAGGCCCCGGAATAGCTCGGCGATAGGCTCAGGCAAGGCATCCAGAACAGCGGGACTGAATGGGTACTTCATTATTCAAGTTCCCCTTGCGGCTCATCGACCATTTCCTCCATCCCCGGTAGCATAGCTTTGGCAGTCTCTTCATCCTCACCGAAATGCTTCTGCCGGAACTCATAAGCGTTAAGAATACCAGCAGATACAAGTTGCAGGTCAGCCGCCATTTCTGCGCGGTTGCTCTCAGGATCATCGAGTACACCATCGCCGAAGCTGAGATGCAGCTCATAGTCCCCCTGAGGGGCCAGGGCGTACAGTGTAGCGTATACATCCATCGCATATACCAGATCGTCCAGGGCATCCCCAAACGCCTGCTGAATGTGGCTCTCGGTAATGTACTGCCTCTGCTTGCTGGCCAGGATTTCCGTCGATGTTTTTTCCACGCTGGACGGGTCAGAAATCGTTCCATAGGCTAGTCCTGTCTGGAATTCGATTTGTTTCAGGATGTTTTGAAAGCCTCTGTAAATGGCATCATCCCGGAACGCCGGGGAAAACTCTTTGAAAAAGTCTCCATCCTGGGACATAAACGGCCCAAACTCATAGAGCCGATTTCGTCCGAAATCACGGGCGTTCCCGCTGGTGTATTCTGCAAAAATTTTGCGTTCGCCTGATTTGAATTCCCACCACAATCTATCCCACTGTTCATCTGCATCCTTTACTAGGCCGACGATAGAACCGCCGTACACAGATACACCCAGGCGGCTATCGGTGTCGATGTTGTTCGCAACAGGCGGGGTAAAGAAAGCAAACAGCGGACGTTCTACGCCGTCGAGCGTGGTTTCATCGTCCAAGGTTGCCCAGGCAGGGACCGTATCGAGCGGCACTTCCTCGCCCACTGTTCCGTACTGGTTGGACTTGTGGGCCTTGTTCCGCACAACGTAGGCCGTGCGTTCTCCATCTCTCACAAACTCATGGCTTTCCAGGCGGACGTACCATTTACCGGCCAGCTGCACCCGTTCGCGAAATACGCCACCGGTGCATTTGCCTGCTTCATCGAAGTTTGTAGGTTGAAATGCCATGATGCTAGAAGCGTCGACTTTCAACACACCGTTGTACACATAAGGCCGAAGGGCTAACCCACCAAGAGCAAGCCCCATCTCTAAGTTTTTCTCAAAGCTCCGAGCGGCATCCTGGAAACACGCATCCAGGAACTCAGCCCGTGCCCCGCCTGTAACTGTGCCGTTAAACTCTACCAGCGCAGGCCGTGCCATTTCGCGGGCGATAGCGGCAGGCAGGCCGAGCGGGATAATGTCACGTTTGGCCCACGGCGGTTCATTGATGTACATAGAATACCACAGGTTGATATTCTGCTGCATCGCGGTACCAACCGCCGTATCTACGCCGAAATCTTTTTTAGCAGCAGCAGTGGGAAACAGCCAGTTTTTCAAATTTCGGAACGTCCTAGCAAAAAAACTTTCCATTAGCGCACCTCCCGCCGCATTATCGTATACACGAAGTAGCGTATCATATCCATTGCGTGGTCCGATTCTTTAACTACCGCATCGGCTTCTTTTTTTTCATCCCAGCAGTAGGAACCGAATTCATCAAACGTATTTTCACAGCTGGCATCGAACAGGATTCTACCAGCTAACAGCAGGCTACCAGTAAGGCGGATGCCATCTAACACTGAATTATTGGCATCCATCACAGCAAATTTGCCGCGCCGCCGCAGTGTTTCTTTGAAGGATGCTGCCGACGGATCGACGATCACCCGCTCTATCTGGTACCCTTCCGCAAATGCTTCCAGATCGTCGGCGTATTCCTCATCCGTTTTCTGGCGCTTCTGCTTTCGCCCATCGTAATAGTATTCTTTCAGCATCACAGCTTTACCGTTTCGCAGCTGCCACAGCCCCATAGCCGTAGGGTTCAACGTGCCGTAGTCGATGCTGATATAGTACACACCGCCGGAGTGTTGTTCCGTGGCTATGTGCTTCGCCTTGTCGAACATCGGGTAAACCAGGCCGTCGGCTACGCACCATTCGCCCAGGATATAGCGGCGGTAGAACACACCTGCATACATGGATTTGTATCGCTGGACGATTTCAGGTGCAAGAGCCGGGTTGTCATCCAGAAGAAAGTGCAGATGCAAGGCGTTCTTTTCCCCAGCTTTTTTAATCCATTCTTGGTAGAACCAATGGGAAGGGGGGCCAGGGTTGCAGTTGAACCACAACCGGGAACCAGCAATAGAACACCGGGCAAGCGCCTGCTCCACGAAAGAACGGGGTTGAAGCGCCACTTCGTCCAGCAGCACCCCTGCCAGCGTTCGGCCTTGAATCAGCATGAACGAACCCTCATCCTTGCCGCCGAACACCTCAAACACATTTTCGTGTTCACCATCGTTGACTACCATGACTTTGTCCGTGCGTTTCCAGGTGACTTGATATTGGCTTGTTACCCAATCCACCTGCATATACGGAATGATGATATTTTTAACGGCGCTATCCACGCTTTTCCCACAGATAGCGAACCGTTGGCCGTCATAGCGGCGCATGGCATCATCGACAAATGCAATAGTCATCAAGGATGTTTTGCCCGAACGGATAGCCCCATCACAGATCAAGGCATTATATCCAGTAAACGGGAAAGCCAGGATTTTGCGCTGCTTTTCACTTAGCACAATCATCACCCGTTCTTTCCCGTTCCATGCGTTCTGCATCTTCTAACAGCGAACGGGTAAGATCATCAACCTGTTTCTTCCGCTTGCCGTAGCCCTTACCAACGGAAGCATACCGTTTTGCCAGGCTGTCACCAGCTTTCAACCGGTCGGCTAGGGAAGCATCTAGTCCGAATTGATCTTTTACCCGTCCACGCATTACATCCGAATAGAATTGCATCACTTCTTCAATGCCTGCAATGCGTTCTTTATCCATATTTGCTTGCAAATGTTCCAAATAAGCGGAAACATTAGGATTTTTTAGCACCTCATTTGCAGTAACAGGGGCGCTTCTCTCCGAATATCCAGCTTCAATTGCCGCCTTAGTCTTGTTCCCGTATTTCAGGAATAAATCAGCGAATTTCCGCTGTCTTAGTGTTAACCCAAACTCATCTCTTTTCAATCGGAATCACCGCCGTAAATCTGGGCCAGTTTCTTCACAATATCGGCTAACTGGTAGCTTTCCATGATGGTGCTGTCCCGCATACGTCCAGCAGCATTTTTCTTCTTTTCAGTAAGCACGAACTTAGTCACCATCCTTCCCGTTTTTTCGGAATACGCCTGCATCTGGTTCAGCTTGATAAACCGCCCCTTTTGGCATAAGGCGGTTTGCAACTTAGTCGCAACCTTTCTTAGATTCATCGTTATTCCTCCTGCGCCCGTCTCTTCCGAGCTGTCAGGGCGGGTTTCCATCGCCCCAGCATCCGCAAATGCTAACCGCTATTCTGGTAGCAGGCCCCGGTAACTACCCGGATATAGGCTATTGCCAGCCCGCCATATTGCCCCGTCTTTCCGAGGTGCCAGGTGTTTCAGGGGATCACACCACAACCCATCCGGCGGCAGGAGTAGGATTTGAACCTACGCAGGCTATAGCCCATACCGCATTAGCAATGCGGCCTCTTTAACCAAACTTGAGTATCCCGCCGTATGCCTAACCGGAATCCAACCGGGGCCACCAGGTGAGTGATGGAGCTGCTTTTACAGGCCGCAGCTTACCGAAGGAGCATTCCCTATGGAAACAAAAAAGAGAACCGACAGAGCGGAAAGCCAGCTATTGGCTCCTGCACCGATAGCCAGCATATAGAAAGAACTCCCGGCGCAACTGCCGCATCTAAAACGCTGGTGACACACCCTTGCGTTATCCGGCGGCGTTCTTTCATATATCCCAACCTGCGCGGGTCGTGGCATCCCTACCGTGCCAGATAACAGGACGCTCGCCGCGCTTGGTTAGGTGCTGAAAAACAAAACACAAAATGATGGTAGGAGCAAAGCTTTCACCACCTTTCGTATTTTATTTTTTCCCTTTCGGGATGGTCCTGGGATTCGGGATTGAACCAAATCATACACACCAGCGCCCAGGATATGGAGGGCGGGGCAGGGGTGAAACCCCCGCCCCTATACCAAATAGGAGGGGTGGCTATTGCCGCCGCCACCCGGCGGAAGAAGCATGCGGAAGCCCGAAAGGACAAAGACTTCCTTGCTATTATTATACCATATTCTACCGTATCGTTCCACGAAAATCTGTGTTTTTGCCGAATCTTTGGACAATATGTCCATCTGTTAATCAGCATATTTGAAAATCACGCCGTCGATGAACGACTTATTTCTAATTCGTCTGTGCAAGCCGCTTGTGGATAGGTAATTTTCCCGCGCAGCAGCCCTTGCACTGGGATAGAATTTCAGCACCTTCCCCCATTTGTCCGTCTTGGCCACAATTCGGCAATTTGGGCTTCTGCGCTCCTTGTTGAAGTCCGCCCTTGTTACAAACTCCAAATTATTTACCGCGCAATTTTGATAATTTCCGTCCTTGTGCCGCAGGATCATGCCCTCCCGTTTCCCGCCAAGGAAAACATCACACACAACGTCTTTTACTCGAATTGTTTTACCGGCAATTTGAATAGTGGCGTTTCCGTTGTGCGACTGTTGGCGCATGATTCGTGGATTTTCGGCCCTTTCTCTGGAATGGTCCCAACGTTGTTTTATCCAGCTTCGGATTTCGCCGAAATTAGAAACATCATACCACCCGTCAGTGCCGGGAATCGGCAGCCACACCTCTCTCAAGCCTGCCCTCCAATTCTATCAAGCAGGGCCACAAGACCCCGCACTTCCAACGGATCAACACCCGTTTCCTTCTTCAACTTATCCAGGCGATAGGTGATAGTGTGCCGGTGGCAAAATAGTTCCCGCGCCACCTTGCTAATCATCATCCGGTTCTTTTCGAGTGAAAGAAGAACCTTCTTGTCGAAATCATCCATATTATCCTCCCGCTTTTTTCAGCTTCCAGAAATCATTGATAGCATCCCGGACCGGGTCTGTTTTACGTTGTGATCTAGCGTACTCTAGTATCTCCAAATCACGTTCATAATGTTCTTTGCACATCTGCCGTCCTGGTAGCGCTGGGCGTTCGCAGTAACGGCACTCCCCTACTGGTTTCCGTATATACCGTTCTCTGTGTTTTCTGTTGCGCCGCAACCTACATTCATTACAAAACGCCTGCCCTTTGTAGGCCGGTTTGCCGCACGCTGTACATAGCCCTGCCGCTTTTCGCTGCGCGTACAAGGTTTTCATACTTTCCCTGTTGCGCTCTCCCCGTTTTTTCTTTTCATCTTGGGATAGTTTGGCGTTACAGGCGTTGTTTAGCTCTACGCTGATGGACAGGCACTCTAGGCATTTGTACCGCCCAGGGGCGGCGCGTTCTTTCATGCAGCGAACGCACAGCCCCCTAGCTTTTGCCCATTCATAACTCTGCTTCTTATACCGCAAATCACGTTGCCTGATTTCCTGTGCTGTCAGGGCCATTATTCAGCGCCTCCGGTTATCAGTTCGGAGTACGGGAGTGTTTCAATCCAGCGGCAGAATTCCCTCCACTCGGTGAGCTTGTGGTTTTTTCTGGCGTGGTAGATGTTAGATAGCACTTCGTAATTGAGCTGCACAGTACGCTTCTGCAAGAAAGAAGAAGGAAGGAACTGGATGATCTTGTACCATGTTCTACGAGCATATTTGTGATCGCCACTATCCTTTAGCACGATATACTCATCTCTTAGGTCGTTGATATGGAATATAATTTCCATGAAGTGTGCGATCGAGTCGTCGTTATCCTCCTTGATATAGTCAACCGAGAAGTCGTCAAGAGTTAACGGACGGTTTGTAATTGTATGCATCGTGCTCTCACTGTTTGCGACCGTACCGACCTTGTAAGTGTCGAACTCCTTCCACCAGTAAAGAGGTGCAGTCACGTCCACATACACCACGATCATCCGCATAAATTTGCGGTGGTCAGTTCCGGCCCTGGCAAGACGCTGCATCAGCTCGAAGTCGTTCTTTCCGACGCAGAAAATGTCTTCTTTGAAGTAGTCCTCGTCTCCGCGTGGACAGCCTCCGTGAACTCCCACACGGCAATCCTCGAAACCGTCCACGCTCTTGCACAGTTGGCTGTCCGACCGTTCCCAGGAGTTCATGGGGTTTCGCATCCCCCGGATAGCGGCTTCCCAGCCAACTACCTCTGTGTGTTCAAACCAGATCATTGGTTCTCCTTTCCAACTTGTGCTTTTTTTGCACAGGTTCCTTAGTCTTTGTTTGCTAACTCCCCGGCAATGCTTCCATAGCCGCAGAGGTCGATGTAGTTGTCTGTGTGTTGAGGGTTCGCTTTGGCTCGTGCCACCTTTAACAGGGACATCATCATAGCCACGTCAAAGGGGGCGAAATCGACGCCTTTGTAAGCTGCCCAGAGGTTGGCGATATTCTGGAAACAATCTTCTGGTTCCCCGTACTGGTCGTTTCTCTCTTTGCACACGCACTTTTCAGCGGCATCCAGGATGGTTTTTCGGGTGGCTTGCACAGTA